TAAATGTCGAACGCCACGAAGCGGCCCGCTGGCATCTGCTCTCCGTCGAGAACGAAGTCAAACGGCGAAAGCATGGCGAGAGCAACCGTTTCGCCGCCCAGTGCTACGCGATTGCCTTCGCGGGTGAATCCGATGACTTCGTTGCCGCTCTTTATGACTCTGCGCCAGTCGCCGTCCAGTTTGGTTTCAGCGCACCATAGCGGAGACTGGAAAAGCGGTTCGGGGTCGGCGCAGTCGGTGAGCAATTGGAGTTTCATGGATTGATTTCCACCAAAATGCACGGCTTCACCTATTCCGTCAATGAAAATGTTTGCGAGTGGTAACTATGGGCGCTTTGCCATGAACTCAGACACATTCACGGGCTTTGCTTTACGCGTGTGGCGTAGCTGGTTCTTTCCCGTCTCGTTTGCTGTAAAGATATACCACATGGACTCCATGCGTTCGCCGTCCGCTTGCGACATATCCCAGAGTATTTCCTGCGGGGTCATGCTGCCTAGCGTTACCGATGAAATCACGGCAACGTAGCTGGCCGCAGCACCTACCCCAATCCGTTTCCCGATCCGCCCTTGGTATCCGGCTCAACGCTCAATGCGTCGGCCAAGTCCTTGTCAATCGCGTCCGATGTCTCCATTGCCTCCTTGGTGCGCGCTGCGCTGTCAATGCCGAGCTTTTCCGCCCACTCCATAGCCTTGACGCGAAACGCACTTGCGGCATCGCCACGGGCGGAGTCGCACAGCGCGGGTGACTGAGTGCAAATGAACAACTTCAAGATTGCCGACTCGATAACGCTGATGTCGTCCGTCCGCACGCGAAAGAATGTGACGCGGCGATTGAACGAGAAAGGCTTTAGCGTGATGCCCGCGAAGGTGAACACGCGCCCCATGTCTTGCGAGATAGGCGCGGGAGTTGATGGTGCGTTGTCGTCTGTAAGTGTTTCCATATTGGTTTTATTGGGTTAGATGTTGAATTGTCTCTGCGCTGGCGTCTTTGCCGAAAAATGTCCAATCGCCGTTTTCGGATTGCACGGCGAGCTTGGCAACTGCGCCTTTCATCATGCCGATCATGCGGGCGCGCTTTCCGTTCGGGCCAAGGGCGATTGCGAGCAAGCACGCCGCCTCTTCCTCTTGTATCTGGTCAATCTGCACGCGAAACTCAGTGTCTTTGATTGCCTGACAGCCTTTTTCCCATCCCTTTAAGATGACGGAAAGTAACGGGGTTTTCTGGAAAAAGTAAGTGCATTGATCTACCAGATCAAGGCGTTGCGCGTCCTGCGGTGTGAATGGGGTTTCCTGCTCCCATTTGCCACGGCTGACAAGATGCCGCTTGTGCTCCGCAAGAAACTTGTCTGTGTAAGTCATCGCACACGGGAATTGCGGATTCACCCACGGGACGCCTAGAAGCTCAAGCGTAATTGCGAGCGGTGTCGAGGGCGTAGAGAAAAACTGATCCATTGGTTTGATTGGTAGGGGCGTGGTATTATTGATGCCGCCACGCACGGCCTTTGTTTTTGGTTTAGGCGATGCCAACGTATTGCTGGTATTCTGCCGAGAAAGTTCTCCAGCCCGTAGCGGATTCGTCCACTTTGGCGGTATTCATATAGACGCCGCCCGTGTTGGCTAAAAGCCCGTTGGCGGTTGCGCCAGTGACGCCGAGCGTATTCGTGAGGGTAACAGCGGCATAGAAAGTAGCGTCAATAACGCCAGTTGCAGAACTGATTTCGCCCGTGATGCTGATCTTCGTGCAAATCGCGCCACGCGCTTCGTTGATGCGCTCGCCAACCTTGTTAGTAAGCGGGTCGGTAAACTCAGGCTCAAAGCTGAGTCCGAAAGATTTAATGAGGATGCCCGTCTCGTCGGCGGTGATTCCGTGCGTTGGGCCTGCTGTTCCGATGATAGTCATGGTGAGTATAAAAAGAGTTAAGAGTTTCATGCGGATTGGTTGGAATTGGTTTCTGCGTTGCTTATTGCAACTTACTTGCGACAAGTCAAGACGTAACTACGCGAAATGTTCGTGACCATTCGCGCACTTGGGATCCCGGCCCTTGGCGACTTCCGCCGTCTGCGGCCTTGATTTGAAAATAGCCATTCGTCGATCCGTAAAGCGTGTTAAAAAGAGATGTAGTCGCGGCGGGAACTGAACCCGCAAAAGCTGCGTCAATAGCCGTGCTCCATAGTTGCAATTTTGCCATGTCGGTAATACTGGCAAGGCGCATTTCAACGGTCAAATCTGCGCCCCATCGTGAAGGTGCGCGCCCCTCGTCGCGGTTGCCAAGTTCAACCTCGCGGGGGTCGCAACTGACAATGATGCGATCCTTGTCCGCGCCATCGTCAACGTCGCGGTGCAATGCGGCTGGCAAATCCGTCTGCGCGGCGAGAATGGTGATAACCATGCGCTCAATATCGTATTCAGCAAAGTTGCTCATAAGCCTGCGCGCTTGCCAAGTTTCATGTAAATCATGCCGTCGTGAATGTTGGTATCCATTACGTCATACGTGCCGTTTGCGCCGTCTGATGCCGCTAGGACTGCGGTATCGTTTTTAGTCGGCACGGTTGACCACGAAGATAGTTTGCTGCTGATTTGCGGGCCGTCAGGGTCGGTCAATGCGCCGTCAAATATCTGTTGGTCAATCGGGTTGTCGCCAACAAGGATGCTGGTAACGGTGATTGCGCCGATGGTCAGCGTTGGCGAAGAGCCGCGAGCGGCGTTAATGGCCGTCACCAGCGAATCAAATGCGTCGGTGATCTGGCTCATTTGTAAAATTAACTAATCGTGACGTTGTTTTTTGAAACTACGTTCCAATGCCCGTCTATCGAAACAAGCGTCACGCTTGCTCCTCCGTATGCGGCAAATGTAATTAGGCTTTTATGTCCACCCACAACGCCGTCCCTAATTATGCCAGTGGCGGTAATCGTATGCGCATTGGCAGTGGATGATGTTGCGACGATAGTAATTCCGTCTGTTGTCGGGGTGGCCAATGTCAGCGCGCAAACGCCAGCCTTGGTGATATTGACAACGCCGGATGTGATCGTGATTGCGCCGTTAGCCGATGCCGTAGCGACTGGATAAGTAATCGCTGGTGCGGCGAGATTTGGAGCGGTTCCGAATACTGCCGAGCCTGTTCCTGTTTCGTCGCTGATTTCATCGGCAAGGTTTTCGCTGGTTCGCGGGCTTGTGTCAGATTCCGTGATTGAATACGTTAATTCTCCCTCGCTGGAAAGAATCTCGTATTGTCGCGGAGTCGGGAACGGCCCGATAACCGTAGTTGTCGAGGCGGCAATGTCGGCGGCGGCGTAAGTTGTCGCGCTGCCGCTTCCCGCCAACCTGCGGACGCTGCCGTTGCTGGCAGCGTCCGCGATGATGGTTAGGGTGTAGCCCGCTGGAAGTTGATTGCGCGGAGCTTGCATGGTCGTTGATTAACCAACGATGATTGCGAGATGTTCGGGTTTGATGACCGTGACGCCCCAGCAAGCGGCAACCTCGTAGTGAACCATGCGGTCGCCGGGATACATGGAAAGCTCAAACGAGATTCCACTAACGGGGTCGGTGATAACTTGACGGTCAGTTGCCAAGTCGCCCTGCACGCTTGCGGGAAGGCGAGTGGACAGGAGGATTGCGTTGCGGCTGAAAGCCGTGTTGCGGGCGCTGGTTCCAAAGACGGTAATCGCCTTTGTTGCCGCGCTCATTGCAACGCGCAGTCCGGGTTCTGCCAGTGTGATTGTGCCGCCGTTGGAAACATCGGCATCGCCGCTTGCAACGACATACTTATTGCTGTCGCCAGCAAAGGTGATGATGTCGCCCGCGAGGATGGTTCCAGTTCCAGCCGAAGCGAGCGTAAGAACGGTTGCGCCGACCGCGTAGCCTGCGTTGTCCGTGGTGGCGCTTGATGCCGTGCCTTTCGTGGTCGTCTGAATCTGCGCGGATTCGCGGAGATTGAAGCCAAAGAGATTGCCGAGCAAACCTTGGCGCAAGAGACTTCCGCCGTCACCAGCTTCGTTCACTTTGTAAAGGTTGCTGGTCGAACGGAGAGCAACGCCAGCCGTGGTGTCAAAAACACTGGTGCGATCCGTGGAAGGCGCGCCGTTGTCGTCGAGAATCTTTTTGGCCTGCGCCCAATCAGTGAGAACGGGAGCCGTGCCAGCGGTTGCGCCGAAAGCGCGGGATGCGCCATTTTTAGCTGCAACTGCAATGTCAACTTCCATTTCATTGACACAAGCGCGGATTGCTTGCGCGATCTGCTGCTCGTTGATGGAGAGATAGCCGGGGCCTGAATCCATCGCTTTGCGCTCTTCGTTCTGCCAAGAGAACGGGAAAGCGCGCTGCTTGGTGAGCGAGTGCGATTTGCTGCCAATGGTTTGATAGGCGGCAGTTGGGAACGCCATTGCGGGCGAGATGTCTTTGCCAGCCGAGTTGACAGGGGCTTGCGGGATGTAGATCGTTTGACCAACGGCTAGCATTTCGGCGCTAGGGTCAAGTTGAACGGATGGGATGAAGCCAACCAGTTCACGCGACACAACATTAAGTGCGCGGTAAGCGGAAGGAATCAGGTTAGTAAGCGTATTAGGCATTTGAGTTAGTTATTTGAGAGTTGTGTGAGTAAGTGTGAACTGGATTGGTTAGTCTTTGATTCGCCCGCCCGCCGTGCAGTGCGCCGATTGTTCGGCGGGAGATAGAGCGGAGAACGCTGAACGCGAAAGCGTGTTGGCGTTGCTGGTTTCGGACGAAAAAGCGGTTGGTTTGGATTTGAACTCGTTTTCGAGCACCCATTCCTTGAACTCAGGAAGCGATTTGCCTTCCTCAATGTGATTAAAGAGCGCGTCGTTAAGGTCAATGTGGCGAAGCGCGGAAATGTCTTTTGCCCACTTGCGGAGTTCAGCAACGCGGGTGCGTTCGCCAGTCACGGCGGCTGCTTTCACTTCCTCTGCGGTTGGTTCTGGCGCGGGAGTCTCAACGGGCGTTTCCGCAGGTGTTTCCACAACTTCGGGCGCGGGAGTTTCGACGGGTGCGGGTATTTCCGATGGAGTTTCTGCGACTTCGTTTTCCTTGGTCATGGACGGCTTATTGCAACTTACTTGCGTTAAGTCAATATCCTTTTTCACGCCGATGCTGATTTCTTTTAGTCCGCCCTTCGGTTCTTCGCTGCGCGAACGTCCAAGTCCCACAGTAGGATCGGCGGGAATAGTCACTAAGGATGCTTCGTGAATGGCGAACTTGAATTTGTATGCTGGTATGCCGTCAATCTCTCCAATCTGCGTGCCATCGTCCGTGACCTCGTAGCCGATGGATGTGTCTTTCAAGATGCCTTCCTCAACGCGAGTCTTGTAGCTGGCAACATCGGGCGCGTTTGATAACTTGGCATTGACATAGCAACGCCCGTTTTCAATCGAGGGCGAATCAATGAGGCCGATTTGAATGTCGCGCTTGTGATTGAACAGCAATGCCGCGCCGTTACTAAGTCGGGACAAGTCAATGCTTCCCTCGCTGTGATCGAGCACTTCATAGTATTGCTCGCCGTCTGCCCAATTATAGCGGAGATACGGTTGATCGCTGCAAATACTCAATCGCAAAGTGCCGTTGTCAACTTGTGACATCCCTTCGCGGAATAGTTGGTTTGGAATCTTGAGAGTTTTCATCGTGTTAGGAGTTTGGTTTCTTGCGTGAGTAATGGTTTCGGGATTGGCTGAAATTTAATCTTCCTCTTGTTCTTCGACTTTCGGTTTTGGTTCAGTGGCGGTTGAATCTTCATCGTCTAGTTCCTCTGCGGGTTTATCGGATTGCTCCATTGTGTCCGCCGTGGTAGCGGACGACATACCAAGGCTTTCCAACATCATTTCTTCCTCGGCCAGTTGGATGATGGTATCTTCAAAGTCGCCGCTCTCGCCGCACACTCCGCTTTCAATGACTGCGGTGCGCGAGGTGAATTTATTGGAGATTGCGGAGGCTGCTGCGTTGACTTCCTTCATCGGGT